TCAATTGCACCAATCAATGCGGTGCTTTGGGCGCCATTCTCGCGCCAGTCCTTCCCCCATAAGAACCTGACCCGCTTCCCTGCCATCGGGAAGATAGACATTCACCAGCGGCCGCCGGCTTTGTGTCCGGTCCCTTGCGCCGCTGTCCTCGATGCGAGGCACGCCAGCCAGCAGCAGTTCTTTCAGCCTGGCTTTTGCCTTCAGCGCCATATCCCGCTCATAGTCGCACTTCGCACGGCTTCCCATCTCAGGCGCATCCACGCCAGAGTTGAATGGCACCCCGCCGCCTAGCAGCCGCATGTTCTGGCCGTCGCATTTGATAGTGTCGCCGTCGATCACGATCAGCGAGGCGCAAGGCACGCCATGACTTGAGGCTGGGGAGCTCGCGTAAAACATTCCAACGCCGGTCATCAGGATCAAACTCATCATTGCATTTTCATGTCTCAGATATTTTCCGTTGGTTGCCCACGGTGAATTCGGTTGGGAAATTTCGGGGATAATGTGGACAAGCCAGTTTTTGTCATTGGCCGGATACATCTTGGTTCTTCTCCTAGCAAAAAAGCGGAGATTTTCCATGGTGGCTGTTTTCGATCGAAGCGTGTTCCAAAAGAACATTTGGACGAGAGACGTATTCCAAAGCGAAGGAATTACACCCGACGGGAAAAAGATATGGACCGCTGAAGAAGAGGGAATTCTAAGAAGGCACTATCCGGACTATGCGACCATACGCAAACTGCTCCCACACAGAGAGATAAAAGCTCTGCATCATAGGGCTTATCTTTTAGATCTATCAAAGAAGCAGAATAAGTGGTTGGCATCTGAAATCTCAAAGCTTCGACGTATATATTTGTCGAGCTCAAGCCGTGCTGATTTAATCGAAGCTTTTCCCGGAAAATCGCTCAAGTCCATATATGATGCAGCTCAAAGACACCGGCTAAATCGACCTAAGCGGAAATACAAGAGGACCGGGCATGCTGTCATGGACCAAATCCTCGCCCGAACGGAAGAAATCGGCTGGACATTGCATGATCTAGACGACGCAAGCGGGACAAAGAAGTACTTTGCTACCCAAGGATGGCGCTCTTTTCGCCCTAATATTGCTAAGTTAGAAAAAGCAACGAAAGCGCTCGGCGGCAAGCTGGCTATCGAGTGGATCGATTTCGACTGACGCGGCTCCCCCCTTCGCTCACGGACTAAAAAGGCAAGTCGTCGTCAGGATCCCAATCGATTTGCAAATTGTGTCCAGATGTCACCATGGCCTCGACCATGTGCTGGAGATGCAGCCTAGCCCGTGGGTCTGTTTCGCGCTCGTACTGGTCGAGAGCGCGACGGATGTTCGCAAGGTGGACATGCATAACGTCCGTGGGCGCAGGGTATTCTCGCTCCAATAGCGCAACGATTTCCGCATTCATGGAGCGGCCGTTTTGCTCGGCCTTTGCCCGAATCCTATCCCGCATCCCTTCCGGAAGGCGCAACATAAACTTGTCCTGTTCTCGAACAGGGTCGTCGGTGAGGGTGCTCTTCGCCATACACATTCCGTAGTATCACTGTGCCATAAAATAAATGGTGTCACGGTGCTATCATACTATTGACCGCCATGGTAGCACTGTGACATATTAACCTTAATAAGGAGGTTTTTATGGCGACATTTACGAAGCTAATGGTCAGGCTACCCGACGAAATCAAAGCTTTCGTTGAAAAAGAAGCGTCCAGAAACGGAAACTCCCAGAATAGCGAGATCATACGCTGTATTCGGGAAAAGATGGACCGGGCGGAAATGAAAACGGCCTCAGACTGAAGTTCGTAGCTTCAACCAAAGGCCGGTTTCGAAATGACTGCCGCGTTCGTAGCGCGGAAATCGTAACTCACAAACACAAGGTAATGTCCAATGAGCAATCATAGGAATAGCACAACTGTGCCCGCAAATTCAACGGCATTGAGCAACGACGCCGACCCCGTGTTGGCGGCCGTTCAGGCCTACCGTGACGGAAACAAGGCTTTTGAAGCCATTCCCAGCGTTGATCACCAGAAGCACGGCGGCGAAGAAGCCGTAATCGCAAAAACCTATGGGCCGCCCATGCGGGTTCTCAATGATTGGGACACGCCTTGCAGGACAAGAGAAGGTGCAATTGCCGCCCTTCAGCACGCGCTTGAAGAAGGCGATGCGTTCTCTTGCTCCGACAGCCTTACCTCGATGACGCGCGCCGCGCTGAGTTTTCTGGAAGATCAGGAAAAAGAACTGCCGGTTGACCGTGTCGAGCGCCTGGCACGCGAGCTTTCCGAAGCTCTCTCGCATTGGGCCAACGGCCAGTTCATGGCGATGGTTTTTCCGGCTGGCGATATCCGGGGCTTTTGGTTCCGCACCATTTCCCGCGACGAGCGAGGAGATGAAGCCGATCCGATTATCAGCGTCATCAACCAGTATTACGCTGGCATCGTAGCGTTTCGGGCAATCCCAGAGGAAGTATGGCCGGATCTGGGCGGCGAAAATGCGGTCTGCCAATCCACTTACGGTGCAGCGATGGATGAGCTTGATAATTGGAGGCAGCCCTGCACTTCTCGTGAGGGAGCTATCGCGGCTCTGAAGTTCGCCCAAAAGGAAAGCGAAGATTATTACACTGAACCGAGCGTTAAAAGCATGATCGCCGCTGTCCTAACCTATCTGGAAGGAGCGGCAGTATGACCTCGCAACATCCTACCGGGGCTCCCGCCACCAATCACGGGAAAGCCGAACTGCTTCGTGCTTACGACCATCTTTGCAACGCAGCGAGCCTTTCCCTTGCGCTTGAGATGGCGATTGGCCGTGTGACGGACGAACAGCAGCGCGCCGCCCTCGAAGCTCTAGCGGGCCAAGTCGTTGATCGCCTCGAAGACATTAAAGTTGCGGTGGAAAGGATACGCGTATGAACCGCCGTACCTTCATCAAGGCCGCAGTCATTGCCGCCTCTACGCCGACCTTCACAGCGTTTGCTGATACGGCTGACCATGTAACGCTCTCACACCTCATAGAGCTTCACACGCGGGCTTATGAGGCTGACAGCGCCGTATGGGATATACTCTATGATCTTGACCCATCTGGCCTTTGTATGGCGGGGCAGCCAACAGACGAGTTTCTTGCGCAAAAGCAGCGGTGCGAAGATTCAAAAACCGTCGTCGAGCGCATGGAGGCAGCAATATTTGCCTACCATCTTTCGGGCTTCAATGACGTTCTGACGCTCACGCGATGGGTTCATGAGCGGCTGGATGATTGCAAGTGCTATTTCTATGAAGATGAAAGCACAGTTCATGCCATCTTCTTGCAGATCGCCAGAACGACGGCGGCCGCATGATGTTTTACCGCGGCGGCTCCCTGTCTGACAAAGCCTTGATGCCCGCAAGCCTTGCGCGGATTTCCTCCAGGTTATCCGCGTCGGCCTCTTCGAGGGCAATCAACGTATCCTGTAGTTCAGCAACGCGTCGTAAGGCCGTAACTTGGGCGATAGCGCGGACGGCTCTTACCGTAAGATCCGACGACGCGGCAGAGATATCGGCCAGTAGCTCGGCAAACACCTTTAAGGCTCTGGCTTGCATCGCCGGCCTGCCGGACTCAGGTAGGGCATCTATTCTCGCCTTGTACCCCGCAATCTCACGTGCCGCGCGGCGCCGTAAGTTCAGCAGCCGATGGCTTTGCTCCTCGATCTGGTCTTTCTGCGCCGAGGCATTCAGGCCGATGTTTATCAACTGGCGGATCGCTTCAGACTTCGAAGTTATGCCCGCTTCGACAGACCACTGTTCGATAGCGTCTTGTTCCGCGTCCGTCACAAGCAATTGGAACCGGTTTGACTTGTTGTCGCGAGGCATGAGGAAAATAATCCTTGTTTTGAGCTGGTTTTTCTCGAATGTTCTGCTGTGGATTGCGGGGGATAACTATGAATAAGCTGTAAAACAGGAATTTCCGTTTTTTAGGACATTGATGAATATGCTATAACCTTGAGTGACATAGGACTTCAAGCCTTGAAAGGAGAACGGGCGAAATGGAATACATGACAGCCTCTGAACTAACGGAGCGGTACCACATCACGCCGATGAGCTTGCACAGATGGATTAGAGACGAAAACAAGAAATTTCCTCAGCCCGTCGCATTCGGCCGGCGTCGTCTTTTCAAACGGGAGGAAATCGAAGCCTGGGAAAGAGACCGGGCAAAGGGGGCCGCATGAGTTGCCTCAACAACGGATGGCAGCAGGGGCCACAGTTTGGCGACCAAACCCCCGCTGCCGGAAGTGAAATCGCGGTTTCCCGCGTCCATCCCAAACATCAACAGCGAGGAACGCTGATGACAGCTTCAGGTAAAGCACAGCAAACAATTCGAGTCCAGATTCTGGATGATAATAATGAGCCGGTAGGCTTTCCGGTCACACTCCGCGGACGCGAGCGGTGGACTATGGAACGCCTCATTGCGGCTGGTGCTGCCGGCATTTCTTCGCTCGACAACATCGGGCCCAGAACATCTCACTACATCTTTAAGTTGCGAAGCTACGGATTTGCAATCGAAACGCGATACGAGCACCATGGCGGAGATTTTCCTGGACACCATGCGAGGTATAGCTTGCACAGCACGGTTTCGATCGTCGCGGATGCAGGGAGGGCCGCAGCTTGACCTCACCGATAGAGCGCGCCGCCATGTGGCTTAGCGAACAGACGCAGCCGCCGCAGCAGGTAATCCACCTGTTGCGGCAGAAGTTCGGGATCACGGCTGTTGAGGCTGCGCAGGCTTGCACGCTTGCTGCGCAGTATCGCCAAAACCGGAGGGCATTCAGTTGAGAAAATACGCATCAATTCCCCCCCGAGTTTGGCAAGCTGACCTCAAGGCCGTACGTGGCAAACTTGAGGCAATTGCAGTCCACTATCACCTCACAACCAGCGGTCACGCAAACATGCTCGGGCTGTATTATTTGCCCGTGGCCTACATCGCGCACGAGATCGGGTTACCTCAGGAAGAGGCTTCGAAGGGGCTTCTTGCGCTGATTGAAGCGAATATTTGCTCCTACGACTTCGAACGAGAAATCGTTTGGGTTCATGACATGGCTGCCGACCAGATTGCCCCCCAACTTTCCCCCAAGGACAAACGTGTTAAGGGCATTGCCGATCAGCTTGCCGTGCTGCCTATCTGCAAGATAACATTAGGCTTTTATGCAAAATACCGCCTTGCTTTTCACCTTCATGAGGAACGCAATCTGGAGGATTTTGAACACGCGGTAGGCGATATTCAGGAAGCCCCTTCGAAGCCCCTCCGAAGCAAGGAACAGGAGAAGGAACAGGAGCAGGACCTAGAAACAGGAGCAGGATCAATTGGCTTAGGAAACGAAAAAAAACAGGAAACCAGTCGCGAAACTTTATTCACCCCTTTCCCGATCCCATCTTCAGCGGCGGAGGCACGGGAGCTTCTCCTCAAGGAGGGGGCGCCACAGCACAAGCTTGATGAGTGCGTTCGCTTGATGATGGGAGGCAATTTCAGCCGGTTCGATCTTGAAGGCGTTTTGGAACAAGCGAGGACAGCAGCATGAAACAACTTGATTTGTTTCAGTGGGCAGACAGTCGCCCGAGCGCCGAGATCATCGACATTATGCCGGCGGTTATCAAACGCATCTGCGCCCAGCCACATCCGTTCCCTCGCAAGGATGGTGAAGTTGTTCCGCTCTCTCTGAAGCGGAGCGTTGCCTGATGCATAATCACCTTCTCTCTGTCCCGTTCTCGATTGCCAGCTTTGCGGCGATAGCGCCGCTAACCGCATATGTCATCGTGCCATTCGTAATCCTGTCGATCATCTTTAGGGAGGGCGGCGGTAATGGCTAGGTATCTCCGCAAGAAGGGCAGCAAGGATTTCAGCCCGTCGCGCTTTGCGGCCGGCTTCCATATCTTCTGTGACGGCGCGGCAATTCCAAATCCCGGCGCTGGAGGGTGGGGCGTTGTGGTCTACGAGGACGGGGCAGAGATTGCCACGGCTCATGGTGGAGATTACGAAGCCACGAACAACCAGATGGAGCTTGTCGGGCTCCTGAACGCAATCGAGAAAGCCAAGGTGCTGGCCGGCAATCCTGCGGTGACAATCTGGAGCGATAGCCAGTATTGCGTCAAAGGCTGCAACGAATGGATGCCAGGATGGAAGGCCAAAGGCTGGTTTCGGGCTGGTGAGAACGCCGAGCCGAAAAACCGCGTCGTGATGAACGTGGAACTCTGGAAGGCGATTGACGAGGCGCTTTCCAGCGCAGCCGGCAACATTTCAATCCGGTGGGTGAAGGGCCATTGCGGCGTTGCAGGAAACGAGCACGCTGATCAGCTGGCGGAACAAGGGAGACAGGAGGCAATAGACCGGTCGCTGGACAACAGTATTTTGGGGAGAACGGTACGCGAACGCAGAAGTATTTTCGAATATGATGTATAATCGTTCGCGAGTAAGATCGGAGCATTATTCATGAATGATTCGGCGTTGCATTCCTTCCCAATATTCGATGAGAGACCGACTACGGAATACATTGATAGGTGGCGGCAGTTTATTTCCGAGACCGGCGCACCCGAGGATTTTGAGGGTGTGTCCACGAGCAAGCCAAATCGATCCGCTAACGTTATCCTTTTATCAGATGAGATACGGGTTCCGACTGCCATGCGGCCCGGAGGAGCAAGGGTTCCGTGTCCCTTGTGTTCACCTACTGCTCCCAAATTTGGGACGGGCCGAATGGCGTATTTCCCTGACGACAGAGCTACGCGATTTATCGGTCATAGATGCGCGAAGCACTACCTCGGCGACAACTATGCCGAAGCGGAGAGGATTTTTCGGATCGAGGCAAAGTGTGCCGAGATAATCGCACTTTGGCCCAAGCTGCAGTCAAGAGCGACAGAGATCGATGCTATCGTCAACCGGATATACGGGAAGGCGCGTAAGCTTACCGAGTTGAGGAATATCATCGACATTCAAGCGCCGGGCTTCGCGTCGTTTCTGTATAATGACCTAGTTGCTAAAGGGATGCTCATTTCAACGTCCAGAGATGTTCGCGCTCAGTCTCACAAGGTGTTGGGCATGGAGTTTTTTTCAAGCGATTTCGAGCCTGAGACGGCGGCCGCGAAACTGCTGCGTGTCCGGACTGACGTCCGCCGTCCTTTGCCAAATTGGAGTATTTCAGACGGCGAGGGGGAGGCATCTAGAGAAATCGTTAAGAGGGGGAGCTCGGCGATCAGAAGGTTGAGGGAATTTCCGGCCCTTCGGGATCTGATAGCGAACTCTGCAGAGTTCTTCACAGCTCGGAATTTGAGGGCATTGGAACAGTGGCGTGCGACCGGTGCTTCCCCATTCTCTAGTCTGACATTCAAGATAGACGGAGAACGGATCGAAGCATTTGCTGAGAGTTATGCTGGTCGATACAACTGGTCGGTCATCTTCCCAAGAGACCTTGTTGCGCATCTACCGACAAGGGACGAGATTGACGCTTTAGGCTTGCTGGAGGTGATCAATTGAGGACAAGCGCTTCGCAGTCCAGCCCGCAAGACAATTTAGAAAATTGGTATGCGGTTCGCGTTGCGCCCGGCGCTCAACGCATGGCAAAAGGTTTGAGGACGGCTCCGGGGGAGCGGATCGGAGAGACCCTTCTCGAACGCGAGTGCCGGGAAACAGGTATTTCGGTGTTCATGCCGTCGTTTTGGACGGTGGTTCGCCATCAGCGAACAAACAAGCTCATCGAGAAACGTTTCCCCCTATTTTTGGGATACGCTTTTGTAAAGATCGAAGAGGAGCATTTTGCTCTGGCTCGCGAGGCGAAGTCGATTAGTTATTTTCTGCGTGGGGGTGGGCGTTATGGCCTTGCCTCGTTCTCTGATTCAAAGATGCTTGAATTGTATCTCGCCGATCTGGAGGCGAAAGAACTCCATGCGACAATGAGAAGAAACGGGGAAGCCGATGTCCGGAAAGAACGCAGGGAAATTCTTGGCCGGCAGCTTGGATCGATCTTCCCGAAAGGCCGCCGCAAGAAGGTTCCAATCAGGATGATGGCCGCCGCTGCTATGAACAGTTTGACGCCTAGGGCGAGAGAGCGTTGCGCCTCTATTCTGGAAGAACTGGAAAAGCTTGACAAGGCCGACGCGGAATCTTGCAAAATCCCAACAAATCCATTAACTTCAGCAGCGTGATTTGGGGTGTTGCAGTCGGACCTTCCTATGGAAGATGATCAATTCGACGGCCCAGTGCGGGATATCCGACCCGCGCGATGGGAGAGATGCGTCTATGGTGCTGCCTAATTAATGCGGCTTGTGCGGTTAGCCGTGCGTCGGCTTTGCCGAAGCAACTGAGAACCCGGGCAAATGGTCGCGCATGTAGTCCAGCAATGATTTTGAAATTCCAGTTCCAAGTATGACGATCTGGCGTCCATTCTGGGTGCTGAGGCGTTCTGAGAGTTGGTGAACGTGACTGTGACTGAAACCGCGTTGCGCTAACACATACACGGTTTCGCAATTTGGATTTGCCACAAAAAAGTGTTCGGCCTCGGCACGTACAAAATCGCGTCCCGTCGACTCCAGTTCGAGAACGCAGGGTGTGAATCTTTTTACGTCAGCAGATTCCCGTAGAAAGCCAAAGGTTGTGATGTTGCTCGTGCCTTTCTTCCTGTAGTCAACCACAACCTGTCCTAGATAACCTGTGACAAGCTGTTTCAACGCGCCTGCCCCGCCACGAGGGCTGATGTGTTTTTCCAAAGCAGCTGGAGAGAATGTCACCCCATTATCTAAAATAGTCACGCGATCGATATCAATCGATAAGGTAACGGAGGTTGCCTTGCCGTGTTGGAAGCTATTCCTGACGATTTCAGTAGCGACTTCACGAACCAGTCCAACAAGCTCTTCTCCCCTGACGGCTGCCAAGCAACTGTCTTGGAAAGCATCGAAGATTTTCGTCGGATCGAGCTCATCTTGTGTCAGGTCGTATTTGATCTTGGGGAAATCTCCAAATTTTTCGGAGAGAAGCGGAATTTTGATGTCCTCGCCAAATTTGTGACGAAAGTCCGCGCGCCACTCTGCAATATTTTTCCACCACTTCAATGTTTCGGGCGTGTATGTAGCTTCGTCGGTATCAATAATCTTCCCGTGCTTAAAGCACATCCAGATCCCGTTATCGATTGAGCGAAGTTCCTCGGCCGACAGCTTTGCATTTATCCGGCGCGCAGGTCTTCCACCCCTTGCCGCGTAGATGTGACAAGCCATTCCACTACGAGAAACCGAAGAATTCGTCTCAGAACTCGGTCCAACTGTCGTCTCTGGACAGTCAGGAAATGAACAGCGATGACCGGCGCGCAGTGCAAGCTGGTCCCTGACTGTAGGCGAGAACTTATTATCTTCAGGCATGTATGTTTCCGTTAGAGATCTAGTGATTAAAGCCAAGCAGCTCTAATCAACGCTTTGGACCAAATGCGCAATTGGATCAGAAAGGGTGCATTGAGCCTTGCAAGTTAAAAAAACTCCAAGCGATGTAAAGGGAGGCGGCAATAACGCTACGGTTTGCTTCCAGACTGCAATATCGAATCCATCACTGTTCCGAGGTCTTCAACAACCGGGATGAAATGAGCGACACCGTTGTTCACAGCGGTCGTGGTGATCAATGTGCCTGCCGCTCCGTCTTGGCGGAATTCTACTATATGATCGACGTTAATAATCACATCCTGTTTCGGTGATTTGAGCGTCAGATTTATAAACGGCATTTTTCTTTCCTTAGTAAGGTTTAGGATCAGCGCGCTCTTGCCGTATCGATCAATCGTTTGATCTCGTCCAAAAACGGGCCGCACAATGTCAGCATGGGGGGAACGCGATTATGGCCACCCAAGTTGTGCTGAAAGCCAATCTGGGATTTTCAATTGGCCGGCAGAAGTGACGTTGGCAATGCCGTAATTTGACCGCCATGAAATCGTGAAATCTCCAACGTATTCGAGATTGTTATTTTTGAGGTGGTCGAGCAGGTCTTGCCGCGGCCTGCCATTGAGGAAGAAGGTTAGTTGTGACGGCATGGCTGTAATCTCACTGACAATGTGGAAAACACTCGAGATGACCCTGACCTACACCGAGCAAGAGTGTTCAGTCGCCTAGACACGTTTCGCAGAGTGGATACTTGGGATCGGAAACCAAATAGGACTTCACGGGTGTAGCGCAACTTAAGCATACTGTGTCGCACTCATTGCGTTCAGCCCTTCGCATGTTTTCAAGGTGTTCCGCGTCCAGGTACCTAATCGCATCGCGGCGCCGGTTCATTTCGGCGGCTATCTCGTCTTCGCTAAACCCGCTCATCTCATTCCCCAAAGTTGCCAATGCCCATTTTGAAGAATGCACGGCACAAGACATTCGCGCAAGGGAAGCAATAGCAAGGCGCCGGCCGCTAAGCCGACGCCCAGCATCAGAAGAAAACGTTCAAAATTGCCGCAACCCCGAAAAGGCATAGGGCAAGATTGATGTTTACTGTGACGCGGATCGTGGTTCTTTTCCACATAGGTCAAGCCCTCGATCCCGTGGCCACGGAACCAAAAGGTTTCGTGAAACGCGCCTGCCGGAACGAATTAACCGTCGTTCACAGGTGCATCGGCCCCCAGTCAGACGGTGCACACATCTTTCTGAGGCCCTGTTTGGTGCCGGTCTAGTGAATCCATCCATCTGCCAAGAGATGTTTATAGACACTCAGCCGCCGAGGGCGAACCGGAACAGGATGCGATTTCCCCAACAGGGACGCCCGATTACCACTCGGGGTCCTATCGGGACCGCAGTCGGACGATAATCAGACGAAATACACAGCGCAAATAAAAAAACGCTGCTGGCTGAACCGCGATAACGATGAGGTTAACGTCTTCATGTGCGAGTGGACGATCCTGCCTTCGTCAACCGGTACAAGTAACAAGGTCTTGCTTACGGTGTGAAACCAGCGCTGTCCGCTCGACGGGTCGTTTTTCCCCGGTCTATGGGGCGCAAAGCAAGACAAACCGGAATTACAAGCACCCCCTAAGACGGGAATAGGAAAGATGGCCAAGGAACGCATATACAGCGAAGAAATCGCGAATATCATTTGCGAGCGCATTGCAGATGGGGAAAGCCTCCGGTCGATCTGCGAAAGCGACGATATGCCCGCGAAGTCAACTGTCTTTGATTGGCTGGCTGATGATCATTATGAGGCATTCCGGACCAAGTACGCGCGTGCACGCGAAGCCCAGGCCGACGCCCTCGTCGATGAGATGATCGACATTGCCGACGACGGTAGCAACGACTGGATGGAAAAGCGGAACGCCGATGGTGAAAATATCGGCTGGATGGAAAACGGAGAGGCTTTGCGCCGCTCTGATATCCGCATCAAGACGCGCCAGTGGGTTGCCGCCAAGCTTCGCCCGAAGAAGTACGGCGAAAAGCTCGATCTGAACGTTGACGGCAAGCTGGCGTTGACGCCGACTATCAAGATCAATGGCAAATCAGTCTGACGAAGAGCTAGACTTCAGCCTTCATCCCAAACAGATGTCGGCTCTGGAGAGCATCGCAACGGAAATCCTGTATGGTGGCGCAGCCGGCGGCGGAAAGAGTCACCTTATGCGCATTGCCGCCATTCTGTGGTGCGCAGCGATACCGGGCCTACAGGTGTATCTCTTTCGACGTATCCGCGACGATCTGGTGAAAAACCACGTTGAGGGGCCGAACGGTTTTCGCTCGATGCTGGCCGGCTGGGTGGAATGCGGGTTCGTCGACATCGTCGAGGACGAGATACGCTTCTGGAATGGCAGCAAGATTTATCTCTGCCACTGCAAGGACGAGAAGGACCGGTTCAAATATCAGGGCGCTGAAATCCACGTGCTGCTGATCGACGAACTCACCCACTTCACAGACGTAATTTACCGCTTCCTGCGCAACCGCGTCCGCATGGTGGGTATCACTCTGCCAGAGGCCTATAGGGGAAAGTTCCCGCGCATCGTATGCGGCGCCAACCCGGGCGGTATCGGACACCAGTTCGTCAAGACGACGTTCATTGATGGTGTTCGACCGATGCAGGCGTATTTCACGCCGAAGTCGGAAGGCGGCATGCTTCGCCAGTATATTCCGGCACGGCTGGAAGATAACCCGAGCATGGCATCGAGCGACCCCGGATATGAGGCTCGCTTGCACGGTCTCGGTTCGGACGCACTGGTCAGGGCAATGCGCTACGGTGATTGGGATATCGTCGACGGCGCGTTCTTCGACAATTTCCGCAAGGACAGGCATGTCATCAAGCCGTTCCCGATCCCGAAGGACTGGTTGCGGTTCAGGGCGGGCGACTGGGGCAGCGCAAAGCCGTTTTCGTTCGGATGGTATGCGGTGGCGACAGAGCCTTATCTCGCGTCATCTGGTGTCCTTATCCCGCGCGGCGCAATGATCCGGTACAGGGAATGGTACGGCATCGCGACGGACCCAGAGGGCCGGTACATACCGAATAAGGGTGTGAAGATGACGGCGGAAGCTGTTGGCACTCAGGTTCGTGTGAGAGACGGTGTCGACAAGATTTCCTATGGCGTTCTCGATCCCGCTGCATTTAGCCAGGACGGCGGCCCGTCGATCGCAGAACGCATGATGCAGGGAACAACAGGCAAGAATGGCAGCACGTTCAGGCGAGCCGATAACAAGCGCGTTGCCGGTCGTGGCGCCATGGGTGGCTGGGATCAGTTGCGGTCCCGCCTCGATGGCGACGAAGACGGCAGGCCGATGCTCTACTTCTTCGAGACCTGTATTCACGCGATCCGCACCATCCCAGCGCTGATGCACGACGAGAACCGGCCAGAGGATTTGAATTCTGACATGGAAGACCACGCGGCCGACGAGGTTCGCTATGCGTGCATGTCTCGCCCATGGCTGAAAGCGCTGCCAACCGAAGAGAAGCAAAACCAGCAGAAACGGGGCGCTCCTTTGCCGATGCCGCCTAGTGAAACCGGAAGAACGAGGATTGCAGTCTGATGGCTGATGAAATCGACACCAGCGTCGACGCCTACGAGTTCGACCAGAACAAGAAGCTGAAGAAGTCCGCGCCTTTCCTGAAGCTGATTGCCGATTACCGGAAGGCAGGATTTCAGAGCTATTCTGACAAGTCGGACAACATCGATAAGCGATACGCCGATCTTGAAAGGCTGGCGAGCGCTGGCCGGGACCGTGAGTTTTCGATCTTCTGGGCGAACATTCAGGTTCTCGGGCCGTCGATCTATTCCCGCCCGCCGGTTCCGGTTGTTATCCCGCGTTTCCGGAGCGACAGGAAACCTATTCCCCGGATGGCGTCAGAACTGTTGGAGCGCTGCGCTATCGTGGGTTTCGAGCTCGAGGATATCGACGGTGTCATGCGCATGGTGCGTGATGACCTGTCTATCCTCGCGCGCGGCGTCCCGTGGGCACGGTACGAGGCAAAGACGAAGGACGGCAAGTTCAACGAGCGGGTCTGCATAGACCATGTGAACCGCAAGGACTTCGCCCATGATCCGGCCAGAAGCTGGAAAGAGGTGGATTGGGTCGCTCGGCGCGCCTGGCTGACGAAGTCGGAAATGCGCAAGAGGTTTTCCAAGACCTCAGGCAATGCCTATCAGGACGCCGACTATGCGATCCGGAAGGACGAGCGCCAGAATTCGGACGGCCGGCAAAAGGCTGGTGTCTGGGAAATCTGGATTAAGTCCGCAAACCGCGTTGTGTGGGTGACGGAAGGCGTTGAGGTATTGCTCGACGATGACGAGCCGCATCTGACGCTGGACGGCTTTTTCCCTTGCCCCAAGCCCGCCTACGGCACGGTGCAGCGGAACAGCATGATACCGGTGCCGGATTACGTCCAGTACAAGGACCAGATCGAGGAAATCAACGAGATCACGGCGCGCATTTCGGCGCTGGCGGAATCGGTGAAGGTAAAGGGCTTCTATCCTGCCGGTGCATCGGACATTGGCGACGCGATCGAGGCGGCGCTGAAGAACGTCGAGAACCGGTCCATTCTTGTGCCGGTGTCGAACTGGGCCGCATTTGGCGAACTGGGATCGAACCCGATCATCTGGCTGCCGCTGGAAGTGATCGGCACGGTAATCGTGCAGCTTGTGAACCTCCGGCGCCAGTTGATCCAAGACGTGTACGAAATCACGGGCCTGTCGGACATCATGCGCGGCTCGACAAATGCAAACGAGACGCTTGGCGCCCAGGAGATGAAGAGCCAGTACGGTTCTGTTCGTATCAGAGACCGGCAGGACGAGATGGTGCGTGGACGAGAAGCGGAAACAGGACGCCTTCGCCCGTGATACCCAGATCAAGGGGCAGCTTGCCGACAACGAAGCGAGAATGCGTCAGTATGAGGCTGACGAGAAGGTGAAAACAATCCAGACCGAAGCCGCGCAGAAGGCGCAGAAGCACAAGCAGGACATGGATTTGGGCCAGCTTGATATCCGCAAGAAGGAACTGGAAATCGAAAAGCTGGGCGGCCAGATCGTGGCGCAATCCGACAAGGCAGCGATCGATGCTGCCATGGCCGGTGCCGTTGTTGAGGTGGAAGCATGACAGAGCGTTTCTGCCGCAAATGCCGCAACTGGCACAATGTCGACGAATGGCCACTGGAATGCCTGTCTGCTCCGCCGCAAGGTGCATCTGATGCTTTGCCGGTGCCGAATGTGATTTCAGACACCATGGAGCCGGTGCAGTCCATGCTCGATGGCAAGTATTACAGCAGCAAGTCGGCGCTACGGGCAACCTATAAGGCCGCCGGCATCGTTGAGGTGGGTAACGATCCAGCGAGATTGCGCCCACGCAAGAAGCCGAAGCCCGATCGCAAGGCCATTCGGACATCGATCGAGAAAGCAACCGCCCGCTTCAATCGAGGCGAGCGCACCTCCAAACAGTAAGCATTCCCTCAGACGGAGATAATCATGTCGGAACTTGATACCGGCGCCGCACCCGTGGCCGCTGAACCCTCTTCTGCAACCTCTGAACAGGTCGTTCAGACCCCGAACCCGGTTCGCACCGATCCTGCTTCCCAGCCTGCCGACAAGCAGGACGCGAAGGAGCAGCCGAAACCGTCGGCGCGTGAGGCCATCGCCAACGCTCGCAAGAAGCTCGACGATCAGGAGAAGGCGGAAGCAGCCAAGCCTGTTCGCAGCGATCCGAAGGCCGAGCAGAAAAACGACAAGCAAGTCGAAAAGCAGCCGGTGAAGACCGACGCAAAGGTGGACACGGCGCAGCAGAAGGCCGAAACGACGCCCGAGAACGGCCAGCAGCAGCAAAAGGCCACCGCCGCCGACCAGCAGCAGCCCCAGACGCAGAAGCCGCGCTATGAGGCTCCCAAGCGGTTTTCGTCCGACGTGGCCGCGACGGCCGACTGGGAGAAGGTGCCGGAATCGGTGCAGGCTGCCGTCCATCGCGTTCAGCGCGAAATGGAAGAGGGGATTACGAAATACAAATCCTCTAATGACCGGTATGAGCCGATCCGCGAGTTCGACGAGATTGCACGCAGTAACGGTCACGATTTGAAGGTATCGCTGCAAAAGGTCGTGGACATCGAACAGGCTTTTGCGCGCAACCCGGTCGAAGGATTTCAGCATATCTGCAATCACTTTGGCATCAACATGCGCGCGCTCGCCGCTCATATTTCCGGCCAGAAGGCAGAGGATGTCCAGGTCCAGCAGGAAGGCGTGATTAGCGAGTTGCGCCGCGAGCTCGCAGACCTGAAACAGCAGATTTCCGGTGTCGCGACTGGCTTTCATGAGCAGAAGACGACAGCAGCCTCAAACGAGGTTCAGGCTTTTGCGGCTCAGCCCGGAAATGAACGGTTTTACGATCTGATGGGCGATATCGCCTTCTTCCTGAAAAGCGACAAGGTCGATCCAGACCTTCCGCCCATCGATCGTCTCAAGGCAGCATATCAGCTTGCGGATCGTCTCAACCCCGATCCGAATGCAAAACCTGCCACTGCACAGGCCTCAGACGCCATCGCAGCAGCATCGGCCTCAGACGCCGAGAAAGAGGCTCTCGCGGCTCAGACCCGCAAGGGCGAGAAATCCATCACTGGCGCTCCCTCGGCCGGCTCAGACCCGAACCGACGTGAGGCCTCTTCCTCGGTCAAAGACAGCCTCAAGCGCGCATTCGCCCAGGCAGGCTGACAATTAAAAGGAGGGGCACATGGCCCTGACATCTGTTGAAAAGAACCAGGAGATTTTGTCTCTGGCGCTTGAGGATCGTTCCCAAGGCTACCAGGACCTCGTCTCCAACTCGAAGGCGCTGCTTGCCGTCCTGAAACGCAAGGGCAATTTCAAGCCGTACTCCGGCCCCCGCATCCGCGAGCGCCTGCTGTATGCCAAGACCGGCTCGGCCGTCTGGTATATCGTGGTTTGAATATCGTCACCGATGAGCGGGTGCTGCATTTCGTCAGCACGTCGATCGGCGTTTCCTTCGTTCCGCCTTTCACCTGCATGGGGATTGATCGTGACGGCGAGATTGTTGCCGGCGCGATATTCGATGTGTTCGAGGGCGCCGACGTTCATGTGAGCATTGCCGGCCACGGCTGGACGCGCGGCTTTTGCGAAGCGGTGGGCGATTATGTTTTTGGCCAGCTTCAGTGCGAGCGGATGACCGCGAAAACCGAAAAAACAGAAATTGTGCGCTTTGCCGAAAGGCTCGGCGGGCAGGTTGAAGGATTGCTCCGCAACCATTTTGGGCCAGGACGAGACGCGTTTCTGGTCGGCATTCTCAGAGATGAGTGGAGATTTTAATGGTTTCGACGCCCAAAGCGCCCGATCCGGTGGCAACCGCTGCCGCCCAGTCCGGTATGAACCGAGACACCGCCCAGACCCAGCAGTTGACGAACATGATCAACCAGGTCGGGCCAGATGGGTCGTTGACCTATAACAAGACCGGCGATGCGTCTTTTATCGACTCCAGCGGGAAAACGGTCTGGGTGCCGCAATATACGGCAACGACTACGCTTTCCGGCCAGCAACAGGCGATCAAGAATCAGACCGACGCGGCTTCGCTCAATCTCGGCACTATCGCCAACGAGCAGTCCGCCAAAATCAGGGATTTGCTCAACAACCCCTTCAAGGCTGACACGGCAGAAGCGGAAGCGCGCCTGTCGCAGCTGGGCTCTGCACGGCTTGATCCCCGATTTGCACAGGAAGAGGAGGCGTTGCGCACCCGCCTTGCCAACCAGGGCCTTGTCGAAGGTTCTGCGGCATGGAACTCGGCCTTCAGTAATCTGAACCAGTCGAAGAACGACGCCTACAATCAGCTATATCTCACCGGACGCAGTCAGGCGATGCAGGAGGCTTATGCGGAACGCAACCAGCCCCTCAACGAGATTTCGGCGCTTATGTCAGGATCACAAACGTCCATGCCGCAATTTATCAACACGCCGCAGGCAAACGTTGCCGGCGTCGACTACATGGGCATGGTCAACGATCAGTACAAATCGCAGGTCAACGCCGCCAACGCCAAAATGGGCGGCCTGTTTGGCCTTCTCGGTACAGGCCTGACCGCCGGCATCAAGTATTCGGATCGACGCTTGAAAACCGACGTGCGCCGGGTCGGATCGCTCGATAACGGCCTGCCAGTGTACGCTTATCTGTCGGGTTTTCAGGGCGGCGGCGCTACGGAAGTCGCAAGTCTTGATCCCACTGCCGGCATGCCCGCTGCTCAGGCTATTGAAGCTGCAGCGCCAGCATCTGGCTATGTTGATCCTATGGTATCAGTGCAGCCGCGCGCGCCAGCGTTGCCAGCACCGCAGACGGTAGCGGCCTCGCCCGCTGTTGCGCAGTCTCAACAGGTTGCGCAGGTGACGGCGCCCAATGGTCAGCCGATCCCGCCCGCAATATTGGAGGTGCTTTCCGACCCCCGAGCTGACGCCCGCACCCGTGGTATTGCCGAGATCCTGTTGAAACAGAACATGTCTCATCAGGAGGAGGCGGAAGAACAGCGTCTGAAGCAGTCCGATCCGGCCTATCAGCTTGGCCTCGAGAAAAACCGTTTAGAAGTCGAGAACCTCCGAAACCCGCGTGTCACCCCCAGCGACAAGCTCGCGCGCGAGCGGTTTGATTGGGAAAAGGAGAACGGCGGCCGGACGAGCGATATTCGTGAATACGAATACGCGAAAGAGCGTGGCTATGAGGGTTCCTTCGTCGATTTCCAATTGGCGCAGAAGAAGGCCGGTGCAACGAGCGTCAACGTTGGCGGAGAAGGCGACGAGTTTTACAAGAAGCTCGACGAGAAAAATGCAGGCACATTTGCAGCCCTTTCCGATGACGGTATGCGCGCTCGCGCCAAAATGGGGCAAATTGATCGCCTTGAGGCGCTTCTTGCCAACTCTCCGACAGGCGCTGGCGCGGCATTTAAACAGGCTCTTGGCGAGTGGGGTATCCCGACCGACAAACTGAACGAAATTCAGTCCACCCAGGCACTGATTAATGAGCTTGTGCCACAACAGCGGCAGCCTGGTTCTGGCCCTATGTCTGATGCCGATCTGGCGCTGTTCAAGCAGTCGCTTCCGCGGATCATCAATCAACCCGGTGGCAACACCATGATCCTCAACGCCATGCGTGGCATCACTCAGTATCAGACCCAGATGGGCGAGATTGCCGACGCGGTGGCCGACCGGTCCATTAAGCCGGCCGAAGGGCGCAAAATGATCCGCGAGTTGAAGAACCCGCTTGAGGACTTCACGAAGGCTCTGCGCGACAAGGCCGATGGAAAATCAAAGGCACCAGACGGTGTGGACGCGTCGGACTGGGAATTCATGACGCCTGAAGAGCGGAGACTGTTTGAATGACGCCAGAACAGGAAAAGGCATTGGCAATCGCCCGCGCGCGCCGCCGCCGCGCGGAAGCTGGCGGAGCGAGTTCGGGCGATTCCGCACGCGATAGTGTTATGGGCAAGGTTGACAGCTTCGTTCGCGGCGCGGCCGATACATTGTCGTTCGGCCTCGCTGATGAAGTTGCCGCTGCCGGCGATGCTTTGTTCAGTCCCGTGTTTGGTACAGGTCAGGACGGCAGCAGCGTTTCTGATCGTTACAACGCCAATCTTCAGGCGCAACGCGCAACAGACGAATCCGACAGTGCGGATCGGGGCGGCTATCGTTTGGCCGGCCAGATCATCGGCGGTGTAACTGGTGGCCTTGGTCTCGCGAAGAACGGGCTCTCGCTCGCTGCCAATGCAGCAGAGGCCGGTAAAGGGCTTGGCCGTGTCACTGCTGCCTCTGCCGGTGATGGTCTTATCCTCGGCGCTGCGCAGGGATTTGGTAGCGGTGAAGGCGTGGATGGACGCATTCAGGGCGCACTCAAAGGCGGCGGCACTGGCCTTCTTTTGGGTGGGGCAACGCCGTTGGCCGTCGCCGGTGTATCCAAGGTGGCGAAGACCGCCGCCGCTCCCCTCATGGCCCGCCTGTATCCCGAAAACTATGCCACGGATGCAGTAGCAACGGCCCTTCGCCGCTCCGGAAAATCGCCGGACGAGATTTCCGCGATACTGCAGTCTGCTCAGGACGCGGGACAGGACATGTATAATGTTGCCGATGCTCTGGGCGTCACTGGTCAGCGTCTCGCGTCCACGGTGGCTCGCAATCCGCATGATAAGCGGCAGGCATTTATCGACGCACTACGGTTCCGTCAGGCCGGACAGGGCGACAGGCTCGCCAATGCACTTACTGAAGGGTTTGATGCCAGCGATACGGCGGCACAGCGCACAGCATCTCTGACCGCGGCGCGTGATGCGGAGGCAAATTCCCTTTATGGCGCGGCGCGACGGGCAGCCGGGGCCGCCAATGTCACGCCAATTCTTGAGCACATCGACGAGACCATCAGCCCCGGTGTCAATCAGATTGTCAGCCCGCGTGATCGGATCGCAAACGATAGCATCGAGGGCGCTCTTTCTCGCGTTCGATCCATGCTTTCGGATGGCAACAGCCAGGTGACGGACTTCAACACTCTGTTTCGGGCAAAGCTCGATCTTGATGACATGATTGCGCGGGCCGATGCGCAGGGGGCAGGCAACCGGGCATTCGCGCTAAATCAGGTGAAACGTCGGGTTGACGCTGCTCTAGAAGAGGCCTCCCCGGCATTCCGGACAGCAAACGACACTTTCCGGACTCGCAGCGGCGTGATTGACGCTGTTGCCGAAGGTGGTGCGGCGACATCTGGCCGTCAGCGCGCGGCGGACACCATAGATCAGTTTGGGCGGCTCACCCCAGACCAACAAGGCGCATTCCGCGTCGGTTACGCCGATCCCCTCATCGCGAAAGTTGAGGCCATGTCGAGCTCGCCCACGACGAATAAGGCGCGTGTTCTGACTACGCCGAAATTCGAGCAGGAATTCCCTGTCGTCGCAGCGCCTGGCAGGGCGACGGAGCTGGGGCAGCGGATCGGACGCGAGCAGCGCATGTTCGATACAGCTTTTGCGGCTCTGGGTGGCTCCAAGACGGCGGACAACATTGCGGACGCCATCGACATGAACAAGGTTGATCCCGGTGTGATCGCATCGCTTTTGCGGCGCGACGTGACGGGTGCAATCATGCATGGCGTTGGCAAGGCCATTAACGAGGTGCAGGGCATGCCGCCAAGCGTCATCCAGAGGATTTCGAAGATCCTGCTTGAAACCAGCCCGCAGGGTGCGCGTGATCTGTTGACGGCCGGAAATGAGAAACTGACCAGAAGCGACCAGTTGCGTGCGAAAGTGGTGTCAGCGTTGCTTAATTCAGGAGCGGCCGGAGCCGGGAGGCTTTGACCTCCACCAGTCAGGAACCTTGTTGCCGGTGACCTCGATGGCCCAAAGTGCAAGAACGATACCGGTGCCGCCGCCAAGTGCGGCGGATTGCCAATCGATAAGCGAATAGTAGGCGTTGCCGATCCAAAGAAAACAGATCGCAGGTATCAGCCAGCGCCAAGGGCCGGGGCCGCGCTCAATCTTGGGTTCATGCGCATCGTGATCAATATGACGGGTCATTCTGAAAACCTAACTGAAATAACCCTCGTTGACCAGTTTAGCGCTTTGATATTCTCATCTTTGAGTTTCCCGTAAGTCGTCTCATAGCTGGATAATGACCAGCATGCGAAATACACATCTCCCGGCTTGAGGATGCGGTCGCTGGTATGGAAATTTGAGTAGACCTCAGAGCTGTATCCAGGCCTCTTTGCCGAGATCGTAAAATCTACGCTGTTAATCTGTTTTTTGGTGCCGTTAGAAATTGACACCCCGATCGGGAATTGTGGATCAGCACAGCCCAAATCTGTGCGAGCCGACGTAACTATTTTCGATCGCTCTTTTGCTGCTGCTCTGGACTCAGCGTTGCTGTAAATCCATGCGACGCCGCCGACCGCCAGAAGGATCAAAATCAGGCCTCCTACCTGCTTCGGGAAAGCAAATAGAAGGAAGAAAAATATACCGATCCCAATAACCCAGGCCATTCAACGTGTCGCCTCACCAGCGGTTAGTGGAGTGACCATATCGACCGTTCGACGACGGAGTGCCGTTGAAATAAGGCGACGTCGTATCGCTACGATAGCGGTTCGAACCTGAGCTACCGGTGTATGGGTTCGAATTTCCTTTGAAGGAATAGTTGTCAGTCACCGTCCCATTCGGGCTGCTCCGATAATGCGGAGCGACATAGGTGCCGTTGCTCTTGAAATAGCCATTAACGCTCTGAGCGAACGACGCAGAAACGGTTGCGCAGATCAGCGCCAGAGCGATCAATACAGTTTTCATTATGGATGCCCCCAGTTGTGGGGAGAATTAATGCACAGGTTGTATTTGGAGTCGAGTCGATACTCTTCGCGGATTGATGAACATCAACGATTCCAGGTCCTCGCAGAAAAAATACAGAATTCGAAGGTATGAGGCGGCCAGTAACGGGCCGCCTTTTTCTATGGAGGCAACATGCCCTTTGACAGCAACGGCAATTACACGCTGCCGACGAGCTACTTCGTCGAGAACGGCGATACCGTCTTGCCGATCCAGCACAATCCGCCTTTCGAGGACGTGGCGCAGGCATTGAGCGCGACTTTGCTCCGGGACGGCCGATCGCCAATGACTGGTGATTTGAAGATGGGAACCAAGAAAATCACGTTTCTTGGCGATGGCACCGCCAATACGGATGCGATCACAAAACAACAATTGGATAGCGCCGTATCCGATCCGTGGGCGATGCAACCGGTTGGAGCTCTAGTTTGGCTTGACGATGGCACGGTGGGGTTCAGCACCCCGCCCAAGGATAAATCGTACCGTTATGTTGAGCTCACAGCTGGGCTAACAGGTGCCGGCGCATACAACGAAGGAATACTGGTTAGCGAGACGGTCTCCGGATCATCTCCTGTTATCACCGCAACAGCGGTTGTCAGTCTCGCCGGATCTCCGTTCGACGGCAGAACGATAATTCTGATCAACACCAGTCGCGAATTCCTGCGTCCAGGATCCCCTGGATCTGGTGAAATGTCTCAGAACCTTAGCCATAGTCATAACGTGAATGACCCCGGCCACTCGCACGCGCTGAACATAAACCCGCTCAAGGGTTGGTACAACGGCTCTAACCAGGATGCCGGTCCCGGTAGCGCGGGCAGCAATCACGCAGTCGGAATGTCATCGAATGTCACCGGTATTTGGCTGTCTGCGGACGGAGGCAATGAGGCTCGGCCCAGGAACAGGGGTGTCCGTCTCTATAGGAGGATCAAATAATGCCATATGCGTTCGAAGGCGGCATTTGCACCGATGCCAGAGAAGGGGCCATCGAAATCAACGATGCGCAGTATGATGAGGCCTTGGCCGCTATACTCGACGGGAAAGCCATAACCACGATCGGCGGCTTCCAGATCGTTGACGCTCCAATCGTTGAAGACCCTGACCCCGATGCAAATCTGGATCTCGACCAGTGGAAAGCGAAGTTGATCAGCAAGATTGATGCCGACGCTGAAAACGCGCGCCTGCATTACATCACCGGCGGCGCTGGGCAGGCCATGACATATCAGCAAAAGGCGCAAGAAGCCGTTGCCGTCCTTGCCCTTATAGGTTCTGGTGAAATCGATCCAAGCGGCTTTCCGCTTCTTGCTGCCGAGATTGGCATAACGGCCCCGTCACTCATCGAGGTGGCGCAGGTGGTGAACGCGGCCCATCAAGGCTGGCGCGTTGTCGGCGCGGAGATCGAGGCCCTTCGGCTGGGCGGGAAATCTGCCGTTTCAGCCGCCTCGACAATTCCGGAAGCAAAAGCCGCCGCGCTTATTCAGTGGCCGTGACCGGCCCGTAATCTAGCAAAATCAGGAGACCACCATGGCGACTGTACGCGAGGTACAGCAGCGCTTGCTTTCGCTCGGCTATGATGTCGGGCCGTCTGGCGGTTATGGCATTCCCGCACGTAGGCGTCGACCGCACGGTCGGACAATGGTGCGACACTCGCTTATCAGATCGCTTGCTCCGGTACCAACTTGAAAAAAGAATAGCGCAGCAAGTAATATAACACCTAATCAATGTTACTGGCAGAATAGAGATGAACAATGGTCATTTGGCGTTAATGTATCTCGGCATTGCCTTCTTGGTCGTCGGTTGCGCTACGTTTTTAGGCGGGTTGGGCTATCTTTTTTGGCTGATCGTAAGTGAACCGGCCATCATCAATAATGAGTTCAGCACGCGTATCATCTCGCGGCATTACTAAAAAGCCATCGCTCGGCTGGCAGCATAACCCGGGACTTTAGGGCGGGAAGCTAAAAGAGGCTCGCACGGGAACCGGGGGGGGTGGGCGCGAGCCCCAGTGCTGTCTACAAAATACACAGCACAGCAACGTCAAACGCGCGGTATTGGAATTCGTTCCAAGAGCGGAGACCCATCGCCCCTCGTAGGCAACAGGCCTCCACACCGTGGAGATTGGGATGGCCACGGCGGCGCGAGTGTGGTCCTGTTGATTGAGAAGCGCTACCAGAATCTTTGGAGAGGCCCGCCACTCCGCCAAGCGGCGGACCCCAATGCCGCGGCCTGTTTCAGGGGACGCGCGACGGCGTCGCTTTTAAAGCCGTAAACGCGGGTTCACAACTTACCAATTGTCCATCTTTTCGAGAGACTTGCGTCGCCAAAAAAATAGAGGCCCGCAGGTGCTTTGGGGGGCTTGGCTGCGGGCCTCTGTCAGGTCGCTGGGCGGAGCGACCGCGCGCAAGGTGGCTTTTGGCGCATGAACGCTGGATGAATAAGACGCCCGCGCGTTGGGCGAGAAACAACCCGTAAAAATCAGGATGCCATGGCACAGGAGGCGTCTCCCGTGCCTATTCCCAACTCAAGGAACACCCATGCCAATCACCAGAATCTCCACACAGGGGAGGGCTTTCGTGCGCCTGCATGAGGGCAATCCGCTTACCGCTTATCTCGATCCTGTCGGAGTGCCGACGATCGGAACCGGCTTTACTATGCGCAGCGATTCCGTGCGCCGCGAGCTCGCGAAGATCGGCATTACGAAGCTCGTGCCAGGTAAGACAAAAATCACGGCCGCGCAGAGCGACGCCATTCTTGATGCTGTGCTCGTCGCTGAATACGCACCCGCTGTCGTTGCCGGCTCTCCCGTCGACCGCAAGCAGCACGAGCTCGACGCGGCCACTTCTGTCACGTTCAATCTCGGCGTTGGCGCCATGAATTGGACGTGGGCCGACTACTGGCGTAGAGGCCAGATCAAGAAGGCCGCCGATCATCTCGCCGCCAACTATAACACTGCGAAAGGCAAGAAGCTGCCGGGCCTCGTGCGCCGCCGCAAGGAAGAAGCCCTGCTCTTCGAGAAGGGCATCTACACCGGCGTAGCGACCGCAACGAAGGAGGCCACTGCCGAGCCGCCAGCCCAGCCTGATCCGGTCGTGAAAGAAGCGCAGGAGCTGCTGACGGCAGCTGGTCTCAATCCCGGCGCGATCGACGGCTGGATGGGCGAGAAGACCAAGGCCGCGGTGATTGCCTACCAGAAGGCCCACCCACACCTGGTCGCCGATGGCATCATCGGTCCCGCCACGCTCGCACAGCTTCGACGCGACGCATCTGCGGCAAGGGAAGCTGTAACGAAAGGTGTAGGCTCAGCTGCAAGCTCAGGTTTGCTGGCCTTTGTCGCCGGCCTTCCTTGGGGCTGGATTGTCGCCGGCGTCGCAGTGGCTGCCGTTGCTTATCTCGCCTATCGCAATCGCGATGTCATCGCTCGCCGGTGGAACAGTTGGCGCGGCAAGGAGGTGGTGGTTTGATCCTCCTGTGGGCAAAACTCAAAGGCTATCTAGCAGCAATCGGTACGGCGCTCGCGATCCTCGCGGGCGTCTTTTTGTATGGCCACAGAGCAGGGCGCTCCGCGGCGAAAGACGAACAGGCCGCGGCGAATGCCAAAGCCATCAAGAAGGCCGGGGATGTCGAAAATGAAGTCAGGAATCTGGATGACGATGGCGTTGATGACGCTCTTGGCAAGTGGATGCGCGACAAGCGGTAGCTACTGCGACATCGCGCGCCCGGTGCGTCCTTCTGTCGATGACCAGATGACGCCAGAAACGAAGCGGCAAATCCTCACTGAAAATGAGAAGCTGCAGAAGCTGTGCGGGGTGAAGCCGTGAGCGTTGTGAAAGCCCGGACCGTGAGCAGACGGTGCCTTAAACCTGCATCGTGGCGTTCAAGCGCGGCAGAGAGACTTTCTGAGCTTCTCGATACCCTGCTCAGCCCTTTTTATCCCAGCCAAGAGTTGCTCGCTCCTCATCGAGACATGCGTGCCGCACGCCTCGCAGAGAAAATCATCGTTGGCCTTTATCCAGGCTATCGTTTTTTCAGCCCTATGGGCGCATTTAGGGCACGGCAGCCCGACTTGTTGCGTTTCGAACATTCATTTCACCGGATTAGATTCTCTAATTGCATCACAATGCAAGGAGGTTCGCAATGACCGGCGCTGAAATCATGGCTGTTGGCGGCTTCTTCGTTCTGCTGTTCGGCTTCTTCTTTGGCCTATGGAAATATGTTGACGCGAAGATCAGTGCCGCAAAGATGGAGGCGTCTGGCGCCGCATCTGCGGCTTCGGCGATGGCCTCCCTTGCGAGGGAAGAGCTAGCTGCTCACCGCCTGCATGTGGCGGAAACCTACGTCTCAAAGTCCGGCCTTCGCGAACAGACTGAGCAGATCATGGGTGCTATCGGCGCCGTGAAGGATGCCGTCGACAAGATGACGTTACGCGTGGATCGCATCGTCGAAAATCAATCAAAGCCGCGCGCGACGCGGGCGTCCTAATTTAACCCGCTTGCCGAGAGGTGGGCAAACAGTTCTGCAAATTCCAGAATTATGTGGGAGCCGAGGCTGAAGACGTGTTAAAAGACCGGATTGCGACAGAGCTCAGCGTGAGTGGAAGGATAGTCCAATTTTACGCGTCTTCAGAGGCAAGAAGCTGATGGTGGTGCAACAGGGTCAGTTATTGACGCTGGAATGCCGCGCGCAACTCATTGCGGCTGGAGCTATTATTGCGGGCCCCGTTTCCTCTATGCTGCAAGTATTAAAGCTGGTGAATGAAGGCGATATCGATGCCGCAATCATTGATGTCGAAGTTGATCCGGAAGCCATGATGCACTTGGCGTTGCTGCTGGACACAATGGAGGTGCCGTTTGTTTTCGCTTCCTTCTTCGAGAGCAAATCGAACGGTTACGTCTTGAGCGACGACAAGCAGCAACTGCGAGTGATAGCCGACGCGCTTTTTGGTCCGCCGGGAACATCGTCCACTCTTCATTGATCATCAATCGGAACAAGACTCTTCGGACGAGCCTTTATTGGCCGCGGCCGGATGTACGCCAAACTCCCGCAGCAGAACCTGCCGCATCGTTGCAAGAAGCTGGACATCGATCGTGCAGTCGTCATCGGCTTCCGGAAACCGTCGGAGGATTTCGAGGATGGTATTTTCCACGAGGCGGCCCTGAATATGCTCATCAGGAGTGAAGCGGGCGGCCCAGCGAGCAAGCACACGACGAAGTACAGAATCAATGTGATTTAATTGTTGAGGCACTCAGTCGCCCTCCACACGAATAGGCGGGAGCACGTAGTAACCCTCAGTTGTCACCGCCTATGAATTCGGTTGGTGACAATACCAAGAGGATAACACGTTTAGCGGGTGAGTCGACCCATCAAGGTTCGTAAGGTAGAGGAGTATTGAGAGAGTGGTGTGCGGAGTGCTGAATGGTCGCTGAGCAAAACACGCAGTGTGGTTCAAAGCGAAATCGCAGGATCTGGCCGTGGCTGGTGTTCGGTGCGCTGATTGTCCTCATCATTGCCGGTGTCTACGCATACCTGGAAATAACGTCGCTGATCGAGGATCTGGGCCGGCTGTGGCATGACCTGGTGCAGTTGTTCTGGCTGATTATCCCCGACGGCCAGAAATAGGCGCGAGCGAAAAGAAGTCCGCCGAAGCGATTCTCGGATCGCTCACTATGGCGACGGGGGAGACGGTATCATTTGATTGAACTGGTTGTCAGATAGTCCACACCAATCGCCTTGTCGGCGTTCTGTGAAACGGCAACAACAGCAAAAATACCGAGGCCGCACAGTGGTATTGCCAAAAGCAAGGCGGCATTGATCAGAAAGCGGTAACGCATAACAAGGCCCTCTATGGCAAGAGATGCCGTGTTCTGGTGAAGAAATCGTTTATTCAGCAGAGCAAAACAAAACCCGCCGAATGTGGCGGGCTAGTTGGGAAATGCCGCGCGTACTGGATACATTTCGCGCTTGGTTTCAGCGTGCCATAGCAACGTAAACGGCTGGTAAAGGGCTGGCAAAAAGAAACCCTCCGGAGCGGGTCACTGCGGGGGCACCGTAGCCATGGGATTAATCACCTCTGTACGGATTTCCCGGATAGAGCCGTTCATTGCGTTCGATAGCGCAATGTTCTGATCGACCTTCGCTGTCAGTTGATCGACGGATCGGATCAAGCCGTCCAGTTTGGCTTCGATTTGGATCTGCTGGCCTTTCAGTTCGGATTGCCCTGATATCTGGAATGAAATCATTATTGCCATGCCACCAATGATCACAGCGGATACCACTCCAACCGCCCATTGGTAGATTGCCCATCCGCCCTCAATTCGCGAAAGGCGGGTATTCAGATCAGAATTATCCAATTGTCCACCTCCAGGAGGATTTCCTCCGTCTCCGCCAGCATAGTGTGGTGTGAGGTCTACGACTACAGAGGAATCAAATCGAGAGTAAGGAGGTTCGTTTTTCGAGCTCATTTATCCCCCTCATTCATCTTTGTGTAAACCATGGGGATGCTGTGACTCCGTATGAACCCGCAGTTCTCGCAAGTAAGCGATATCGTGGGAATAGCTGGTGCAGCACCAAAGAATGCGCGGTTGGTGAACGGGGCATACGTCACGCGAGGGACGGTATTTTTTTTTGCCTTCTCGTTGTCGAAAGCCCAAGTCTTATTTGAGCACATTGGGCAAGGAGCGTTCGGTGTCGTCTCTGCTATATAAGCCAGTGCGTCACGTAGCTCGTCATCTGAGTAAGGATGATCTTTGTCTTCACTCACTGCTTCTTCACCTCTTCCCGTTTCACTGACGCCCTGATGCTCACATATGCGTGGCACAGGAGCGATACGAAAAATCCTACGAAGGCCAGTGACGAATAGCCTAGTATCCGATTGGAAACATTGTGCCAGCCTACAAGCAAGGCGCCGGCGTGAAGCAGCATGAGCACCAAGAAGGTGATTTGGAAGCACATGGCCGCTTTCCAGAACCCTGATGCATTCGCAATGTAGCTCCTGAGCCACGATGTGCCGTGATCTTTGGGCGTCTTCGGTGTTTTGGGGTCTTGACCGCTCATTTCTTATTAACCTTCTCGCGCTTCATGCTCACTCTTAAAGCTTTGAAACTCGCGATATGCAATACGATCGACGACAGAGAAGAGCATTGCAATATTAACAAGCTGGCAAACTGAAAAAGAAACCCTCTGGCGTGGAGGGTTCCAAGTCGAGACAACCTTACAGGGCTGCAAGGCGGAATGGGCGGAGGGAAAGTTCCGTCCGTCGGCCTAATGCGTCGTGAAGGTGTTAGTTCCATCAACGTTGGCGTCGTCCGGTGCATAGCTGCGACCAATCAAGTGAAGGTAGGCGACAACCTCCCCACTTCTTACAGGCGGGATGCTCGCACCAGTGGTTTTCATGAATGCCGTCGCCGGCCTTATCGGTCTGGTCGCTCATGGATGGGTATCCCCGATAATCTCTACCGGTCCCCGCGACGTCTCAATCAGCGGCCAGCGAACCTTCCTCTTCCACTTGGTCAAGGCATCGTTAGGTGATGTGCAAAACACCCACTCTATGAACGCGTCGGAAATCTTGGGGTGGTCATAGAGAAGGGCAGCAACGCTTTTTCGCTCGCTGAACAAAATCTCCATCCTCGCACCGGTCGGTATGTCGTCGTCATCGGCCCAAAGTTCCATGGCGACATATCCGGAATAAGCGGTGAGGTCCGATTCCCGGTCCACTTCTGCGAGCAGGCGCGGGTCGATGTCCTCGTGAATGGCTTTCTGCACTCCGAAGAAGTCTCCATCTTCCAGTAGCGCCTTGGGGTAGACACCGTGATTTTCCAGAATGTAAGGACGGATATGCATATTCGTCTCCTATCCGAATAGATCGGCCGTCTTGGTCTCGTCTTCGACCGGCAGCAGCACGAGGCCGTCGTCAGGCAAAGGCCGCTGGAGCTCTTTCGCTTCCGCCCATGGCGCGGTCAGCCACATCTCCACCTCATCCTTGTTTGTCAGGATGACCGGCATCGCCTTGGGATGGATCGGTTTGACGACGCTGTTCGGATCCGTGGTCAGGAACGCGTACAGCTGGTGATCGCCCTCGCGGGGGTTCTTCATCGATCCGCGAACGCCGTGCCATTCTGTCCAGATGCCGGCGAAGAAGGCGAGGGGAGCTTCCTCGTTGAGCGCAAACCATCGCTTGGTCTTCCGGGGCTTGGTATCTTCCCATTCGCAAAAGGTCGTCCACGGAGCGACACAGCGGTTTTCTGGTCGCAGCCATCGGCGCCAGTGCGGCGAGGTGACATTGCGAATGTTGGTGACGCCTGTATCGGGTTTGCCCTGCGTCACGAACTGCGGCGACGGCATGCCCCATGTGAGCCCTACGAGCTCTCGTCCGCTTTCGCTGTTGCGTACGACTGGCGCCGGCCGGTCTGGGTAGACTTCAACATCCGGCTCCAGGTTAAGTCGCTCCTGCATGATGCCCACGATGTCGCGGATCGATTCCTGATTGGTCTTCACACGGTACAGATTGCACATGCTCACCTCGGCAATTTTGCAATTGTGATGTAGGAGCCGCCTTTCTCGCCGCACTTCCGGCACTTCAGGCGGGGCTGCAGTTCCTGGAGGGTCGTGTTACCGCCGACCATCTTTATGAGCTTCCAGCGTGGTAACTCCGTCACATGCTTGCAGGATCCACACCCGGCCACAACGACTTCCCAAGAGCGTAGATCGAGCACCCGCACACCAGCTGTTTCTTCTTCTTGTGCCGCTTTTTCCGTTCGCTCCTCGAAGGTCCAATAGTAGCTCATCCTGCATCGTGGGCCGAAATCTTCCTTCGATTTTGCGCATCCTATAAGCTTCTGCGCAATCAGGCGGAGCGGGCTTGGGGCTGGGGCAGCGGTAAATTCGGCTTTGACCGCCTTGCCATCAAACGACCGAAGAAGCTCACAATCCTCGCAGATGACCCATATTTTTTCTCTGTCGAGTTCCTTGTAATCGTAGCCGTTATCGTTTGCTGTCATCCCGGTCTTCATTCGGTAGCCAGCCTCGTGTAAATCCTCTGCCAACTGCAGCCGCCGCCAGCGCAAGCTGCAGCCTCAAATGCTGGATATCCTCCATCAGCGTTTCGATCGCAGCGCGGCTGTCTCCGTCGTGCCATGCAATGATGTGGTCCACCGGATCGGCTTCCGGCTCTCGTCTTTCTGGGCGCACGTTCTCATTCTCCAGTTCAAGAGTTCAAATTGTCCCTGATTTTCCGATAGGCAGACGCCGCCGTGCCAAGCGTGTTCTTATTATGTTCTCGTTCGTAATGGAGTCAAGAAGAGTCTTTCGACGCTTTTGGCTACGTCTGCCAGCGCTTCACCGCGACGTTAGGCGTTCAAGATAGTTCGACCAAGCTAGCAAGGCTTCTCGCTTTTCGTCTGCGTAATCGTAACGATTATAAACCGCCGCAACGCCCCTGATGCTGCCGGATCTATGGTTGAGAATTGTCTCTACCACATGAACGGCGACGTTCAGCCTTGCCATACCGCTGGCGACTGTGCGGCGGATGTCATGGAACGTCCAAGGCTCAAGCCTGACTTTCTCGGGATCGTTTCCATCCTTCGTTGCGGTTTCTCGCAAAATGTCGATCATCGCGTTATCGACGGTCTTCTTGGCTTTTGAAAATCCTGAAACGGGTGTTCTCCCATTCGTGGTGAACAGGAATACAGCCTTTTTTCCCTCTGCCGGGACAATCCGCGGCAAGGAACTGACCAGGTCGAGCACGACGCTCGTCAGGGGCACGAAGTGTTCCTTCTTGTTCTTCGCTCTTTCTGGCGGGATCACCCACACCTGATTGTTCCCCTCAATCTCCAATTCTGCGAAACGGGCTCCCGCCACTTCCGTGCGGCGCTGGCCGGTGAAGAAAAGCATCTTCACCATGGGGCCGAATGGTGCGCCAATCGCGTCACACGCCTTCAAGACAAGCGCGATTTCGTCGTCTGACAAAACCCTGTCTCTGGTCTTTTCCTTGCTCGGCGGCTTGATCGAGGTCATGGGTGAAAACTCGATAATGTCTCGCTCAACGCACCAAGCGAAGAATTTGCTCAAGAGCGCGCGAACCCGGTTCGCCATAATCGGCGCGCCCCGATCAACAATCTTGTCGAGCAACCGCAGGACGTCGCGCTTCGTCACGGCCTTGATGAGCTTTTGTTTCCATGCCGGTTTTAGATCAGCCTCGATGATGCGCTTCGTCTCATCTATGTAAGACTGGCTGTTTTTAACCTCGACATGGCGGGTCACGAACTCATCTAGAACCGCCGGCACGAGATCCATGTAAGCCGGCCGGACGTCGTCATCGTCGGCTTTTTCAGTTGCCGGGTCTCTGCCTTCCGAAACCATCCGGAGCGCCTTCTGCGCCTCTTTGCGAGCGTCAGCCAAGCTGATGGCCGGATATCCCCCCAACGTCATTTTTCTCGGCTTCGTGGCGTGCCGGTATCGCACCGCCCAGCTTTTTACGCCAGACGGCTGTACGATCAGATACAGGCCCTGCAAAGCCCCGTCCGGTATTTCCTTGCGGGAGGCTCCGGGCTTGGCTGCTTCGACGGCTTTTGCTGTGAGTGCTGCTGGCAT